GTCGTTGTTATCATTATCATTGTCATCGTTGTCATTATCATCGTTGTCATCGTCTGACGAATGATTTTCTTCCAACCATTCCTTGATTGCTTTCTTGGCCTTTCTGATTGCCTTTGAATCCTTGCCTTTGATTTTGATATCAACATCGTTTTCCTTGCAAAACTTTTTCAACTCTTTTACAGTTTCGCAATCATCGACCTCTTCAATAAGACTTTCAAGATCGTCGTCGTTGTTATCATTATCATTGTTGTCATTATCATTGTCATCGTTGTCATTGTCATCGGACTTGGAATCTTTGGAACCGTAATAAGCCTTCTTCAGCTCCTTATACGAAGGCTTATGAACTAATTCATCCAAGCAATGCGCAGAGTCAAGGATTTCATCGGTAAGTTCATAATCACGTTCATCAAAGGAATGGCCGATAAAATCAGGGTAGTCTTCCTTACCCTTGGCTGGTTCAATGGTGAACATAATTGATTTGCCTTCTTGCTCGTCAAAGAAGACAATCGTTTTTTCTTTCTTGCCACCACGAGCAGGTTTTTTGCTCAAAGCGACAACGTGTTTTTCAAAATAATGAAAACTAACATCCCAAACCTGAATACCTTTTTTCTCCTCGTTCTTGTCATAACAAACAACGTTATACAAGTTACGCTCTTTGGTATTGAGAGGTTTGATTTTTGTATCGTAATCAGCGCCCTTTTCAACCAGCTTTTGGCGATGTTCACATATTGGGCAAGGTTCTCCCCACGTTCTCGCTGGGCAAACAAACCATTCTTTGTTTGGGCCAACGTCTTTGTGGATGTAATAGTGAAAAGTATAATGAACCTTACCGGGTTTCTGGCCTTCTGAATTCTGTTTGCCGGTAAGATATGGAATGATATCGATGGTGTGAGGGCCATCTTTTGGACGCCATACCTTGACATCAACACCGGGTTTCAAAATGCTAATGCCGCCGCCCTCTGCTTGTTTTTGGGAGTCTTTCATGCGCTTTATCAACTGTTCTTTTTGATAACGGCGCTTTGAACTCCTTGACTTCTTATCCTTTTTGCGTTTTCCCATTTGAACTCTCCTTAGTGTTGGGGTTTGAATTAAATACTTGCTTTAAACTTTGGAATATGGCATAACTCGCAAGTCTTATTGCGAGATAAAAACCAATAAATCCAAAAGGAATATAAATAACGTATTCCATAATGATTCTCCATTCATTCATTATCGTCTTTTAATCCTGCGTTTACTTCTTGCTTGTTTGAGCAAATCCTTTCTATCATTATCTATCTCATAATGCTTTCTTTCTGTTCCCCTTGGATTGGCAAAATGTATTTGCATGTTTAATGATACCAATCCCTCTAATGATTTCTTTCTATGTTCAAAAGACTTTTCAGCCTTTGTTAGTAGCCGATGTATTTTAGTAGCATTAAAAAGCTTTTTTGATGCCTTTTTTACTTTAGGATGAATTGTTATTGCTGCTTTCACAAGTGCTTCTTTTGGATTATCAGGAAGATCAAAAAGAGTAGGATTTTTTCTAATCCTTATTTCAACTTTGGATTTAACAATTTCCAATTTGTCTTTTAACCGTGCAACTTCATCGGCAGCATCGGCCTCTGCCTTAGCCCACTCATAATAACGTTGTGGTTGATTTACAAGTTCTGTATCAAGTTTATATTTGTTGATTTTGATATCTTCGTTGAAATCACTCATTGTCTTCTTTCTCTATAGAGATTGCATCAATCTTTACGTTACCAAGAATATTTCTTAAAAATACTTGAGCATCATCAATCGAAATATTTTTTCTATCAGTTCCTTCCATTTTACCTTCAAGGAGTTCACGATAAGTAATCGGTGGTGGAAGAAGACCTCTAAGACCTAAAATATTAATCATGGATTTTGTATGATTTACCGCAAGATGGTCCATGCAAACAATCTGTGAATGTATTTTTACTGCTTGCATAATCAATTTGGTTGTCTTCCCTGTTCTACGACCGCCTGCAATTATTTTCATGTTGCCCCCATATTTATATTATAACATATTATTTCGATTTTTTATCAAAGCCCAATGCCCTGAGAATTTTACAAAAACGGTTCATGCCTTCCTCATAATAAATTTTGTTGTCATGGTTGTGCATGGTAGCGGCAGGGTGTAAACACCAAACAATCCAAGCATTATAGTTTTCATTCCATTGAACCTTACCACTCATTGAAAGTATCCCTGATTTCTGTCCAGTGAAAAACTCAAGAGAAGTATTTCCAAACGCGAGAATTATTCTTGGCTTAATTTTTCTTAATTCCAAATCAAGATATTTACCACAAGTCTTAATTTGTTTTGAATTTGGCTTTCTACTTTTGTTCGGGTAACATTTTGCAACATTGGTTACATGAAAAAAGCTACGTTGAAAACCTTTCTTTTTTAAGAAGCTCCAAATCTTTTCTCCGCTTCTACCAATAAAACCAATCCGTTCCTTATCTTCATCCGATCCAGGAGCTTCACCAACAATTACTATATTAAACATGCCCCAACTTGGATAAACCGGTGATCTGCATTCATTAATCAATTCGCACTTTTCGCAATGTTTTAATTTTTTATGCTTGAATTCATGTTTTGTTTTTTTAATGAATTTGATTTTCTTTGAGAACTTTTTTAGAATCCTTTCATCGCCTGACAGTACAGGATCCAAATAATTTAATCGTAAATTGTTACCGAATAAATTATATAAGTTTTTGTATTCAATCCTTGGGTTTGCGGTTATTCTGAATTTGAATAACTCTTTTACATCGTCACTAAGATTTGAACTTTGTAATTGAGAATCGTATGCTCCAATCTTTGTTAATAGTTCACCAAAGGCACCAGTAAATTTTTCTACTTCTTTCTCTGTATTTTTTTTATAAAATCTTTTAATGTTCTTATTTGTTAATTTTGCGTTTGCTGCTTTAATTGCTTTCTTTTCTCCAATTCCTTTAACTTCTTTAAATGGCACATAAAGGTTTTGGCCATTTACAGTCCAATCTGTTGAATGTGAAATACCTACTTTGGGTAATACAAGTGCAAGTCCTAAACGATATGCTTCTTCAACAAGCTCTGCTTTCTTGTCTTTTGCGGTATGTGTTAAGGAACCACATATAAATTCTGTTGGGAAATATTTCTTCAACCAAGAACACCAAATACCAAGGAGTGCATATTCAACAGAATGCGCTTTATTAAAACCATAAGACGCCCATTTTTCTAAACCCTTCCAAAAACGTTTTGCTTCTAAGACTGACATATAACCGGTCTTTTTGCATCCATTGATAAATGTTTTTCTGTACTGGTTGAATTCTTTAACGTCTCGTTTTTTACCAATAATCTTTCTAATTTTATCGGCAGTAGTATATGGCAAACCAGCTATCTCTGAAATAACTTGCATTACCTGTTCTTGGTAGACAAGTAGACCGTATGTATCTTTAGTTATTTTTTCATAAATGGGATGCATCTTTTCCCACTTTTCACCATGCTTGCGTTTTATGTAATCCTCCGTCATACCTGAATTTGCCGGTCCTGGACGTACAAGTGCAACGGCATCGCTTATGTGTTTAAATTCTTCTGTTCCCATTTCTTTAATGAGGTTTGTCATTGCCCATGTGCCAAGTTGGAAAACACCAACGGTATTCCCATTGCTGATTTCCTTCAAAACTTCTTTGTCATTTATGTTTATTTTCTCAAGAGAAATATTTTTGTTTTGATTTTGTTTCACCAATCGCATGGTTTCAGAAAGTACAGAAAGAAGTTTTAAAGCAAGTGCATCAAGTTTCATCAATCCTACATATTCTGTATCTTCTTTCTCCCAATTAACAACCGTTTCTTGATCTTTATTTAAGATAAGATTACAACGGCCAGAGGTAGAAATTGGGTCATTTGAAAGCACCAGAGCTGCTGCATGTTGGCTATATCCACGAACGGTGCCTTCAAGTTTTTTGGCAAGTTTAATTACTCTTGGGTATCTTTCAGCATATTCTCTGCATTCTTTATATATTGCAATTGCATCTTGAATACCGGTATGCTCATCATTGTCTTCAACTAATTTTGTAAAAACGTCTGTTTCTTGCCATGGAACACCAAAAACCCGGCCAACGTCTTTTAATACTGCTTTTGCTTTCATTCTATTAAAACTTGAAACACCGGCAATCTTATCTTCTCCATATAATGTTTCAAGATGTTGTCTAACTAAATGCCGTTTTGAATATTCAAAATCAACGTCAATATCAGGATAGTCAATACGGTCTTCCTTGATAAAACGGCTGAAAATCAAATCGTGTAATATTGGATCAACCTTAGTAATACCAATGAGGTAAGCAATTAATGAACCACCAACAGAACCACGACCAGGACCAACCAGAATTTTGTTTTCGTTGCACCAATTTATTAATTCCCAAACCATAAGAAAATAGCGCTCAAATTTCTTTTTGGTTATTAATTCAAATTCCTCCTTGAACCTATGAAAATAAACCTTGTCACTTTTTATACTTTTGTTGAATATTTTTTCAAATCCCTTATAACAAAGCTTTTTGAAAAATCTTTTCTCATCTTTAGGAATGCCAGGAACCGGTGGTAAATCGATATCAAGTTTTGGTATTCTATACTTGCAACATTTTTCAGCAACTTCAAGAGTATTTAAGAGATATTCTTTTTTGTATTGATTAAATTCAAGCAATCCACGTTTCATTTCATTTGCAGATTTCATATGAAATGTTTTAAGAGTAAACTTAAATCTATCACTATCTGCCCATTTCGCTTTGCGTTGAATTGCAAGCAAGACCTCTTGTGCTGTTGCATCTGTTCTTTTAACATAATGACAATCGTTAGAGGCATACGTTTTTAAACCAAATCGTTTTGCCATCCTTATTACTTTTCTATTCCATGGTTGTTGCGGTTTTATTTTATGCGGCATAATTTCGCAATAGAGATTGCGCTTACCAACAGAATCATATAAATCAGAAAAGAATTTTTTACCATTTGGAAGAACACGAGCAAATGAAATCAAACAAGCGGTTGAAAATATCAATCCACTACAATTTTTTAAAATCATATCATAGCTAACCAGTGGTTTGTAATAAAACCCTTCCTGGTTAGCGTAAGAGAGCATTGTGCAAAGGTTTTTAAATCCTTTTTGTGATTTGACATGGACCTGCATATGGCCACGTAATTTCGACTTCTCTTGAATCGATTTCTCTGGATCTTCTGCAACATACAATTCACAACCAAGAACAGGGTTGATTTCATTTTTTTCACAAGCTTTTTGAAATTTTATAAGCGCATCAATATTGCCATGATCTGTGCAAGCAAGATATTTAAAACCCATACCTTTAGCTCGCTCGGCGTACTGATCAACATTAGACAATCCATCAAGTTGTGAAAATTCACTGTGAACATGAAGGTGAGCGAAATCAGAATTTTTCATATCAACCTCTTTTGATTGGATGGTGTGCGCCTTCAGAAATCACAGTCAATCCGTGTCTTAGTTGTGCTGGTGTAATTGTGGTTTTTCTTAAATCTGAAAGGACTGCAATTGTTGTGTAAATACTTAAACTCAATATTGCTGCGGAGGGACCAACAATAAGTATGGCCTCCATTAAATCGTGGTTGTTAAGAAAATATCTTCTTAAATCATCCATTTCTTTTTCTTCCATGTTAAAAATCTTAGTAATTTGTTTTATTTTTTCATTGCCTGTTTTGTTTTCTTTCTTTCCCATTTTTGTTCTCGCTTTTTATTGAATAGTTTTGTGTTTAATCGCCGGAATGGTTTCATTTCTTTCAAATCTATCTGCCGTTTCACGCAAGGTTTTTATAACGATTTCTCTTTTGGCATTTGAAACGTAATTTGCAACGCACGGTTCGTTGAAATTAAAAACCAGCAATACAAAACCTCTGTGACCAATTGTGTAATCAATTGTTTTTCCAAGTTCTCTCATCAATTCTTCTGTTTCAAGCAAATCATTTTCACTCATTTTCATTCCCTCGCTTTGATTCTAAAGTGATAATAAATGCGTTTTTCACCTTCAATTGGTGTTACATGATTCCCAAAACCAAAAACAGCAACGTTATCATAGTCCTGAAATTCGGCAATACAATCTTCATCTAAAAGCCTATCGACATTTGCTTTCAAATCGTCGATAACGAGATTAAGATATCTTCTTATATATTGCGCTTGTTCTTGCACATTTAATTCTTTCACTTTAAAAATCTCCTTATTCTTCTATTTTTAATTTTTGGCTCAACACCAAAAAAACCACGCATCATTCTCGCAGAGCCTTCAATTATCTTTGGATCAGTTGATTTCAATACTTTTCGGTCATTAAAGTAACCAGCTTTTTTACCCATGGCAAGATTTACAAACTGTTGTGCGCAATGTTTGCGATCAAAATTTTGTGCCAAAACATAATTTCTCCTTACTATTTTTCTCCATGCAACCCTGTCAAGATTTTGCGCGTCGTTTACTATTTCGGCAAATTCTTTTGGCGTTGCGTTATGCGGCACCATGATATAATTATACCCTGCCTTGAAGATTAATCCTTGACCTTCAGCATTTGTGCTTATCCCGTAGTTTCTGCCGATTGGTATGGTTCCCATAATACATGCATCGGTAAATACTCGGTTAAAGTGATCGCCCTTTTTTGCAAAGTTTAAATTCCAACTCGGATCAATAAGACATTTGCATTCGAGTAGTAAATCATCACGTTGTTTTGGTGTGATCCAACTTAACCATTTCATCCCGTTCTTTAATGCAATATCCCATATTTTATAACGTCGTTTTTCAATAG